GCCAACGAAAAGAAAGCAAAAGAGCAAGCCGAGCGGGCAAAGAAGTTAGCTAAGGATCTGCCAAAGCTGAAACGAAAATATACATACGCCAGCAGCGGATTGTTCATTCGGCCGGCCGAGGGGCCGGAAGATCTGCTAAAAGAGGGCTGCGCCCAGCACAACTGTGTGTACTCCTGTTACACGGAACAATACCTGGACCGAAAGACGGATATACTTTTCGTCCGCAAGCAGTCGGACCCGGATCAATCCTATGTGACCGTTGAGTTCAAAAACGGCGCCGTTATTCAATGCAGAGCCGATCACAACCGACCTGCACCGCCGGATGTGCAGGAGTTCATGCAAGCCTGGCTTGCCCATCTAAAGTCAAACAGAAAAGCCAAAGCAGTCAGTTAAGGAGGACTTATGGATCACCAAATCACTACAATGCAAGAAGTAACGCCCACAACACAGAAAGCCTACGACACCCATGCACGGATCCTGGCCAATGGCCAGGTAATGGCCAGAGCACTGGTAGATGTGTGCCACGATCTTAAGACTATGCGGGATGAGGGCCTATACACAGAGCTGGGCTATGACACATTCGAGGAGTACGCCGAGCAAGCCTGTGGGATCAAGCAGCGTCAAGCCTATTCATACATATCAGCCTATGAAAAGCTGGGCCAGAAGTATATGGCTGACCACGCCGACCTGGGGATCACCAAGCTGGAGTTGATCTCTCAAATCAGTAGCTACGAGCGGGAAGAGTTCGCCGCAGATGTGGATTTGGAGAGTGCCACAGTCAGGGAGTTAAAGGCAGAGGTGGAACGCTACAAGAAGCAGACGGAACAGCTGACATTCGATCTTGGTCAGGCACAAAGCGAATTAAGCGAAGCGCCGGAGCCGGTGGACACGGACGCGCTCCGTTCTTCCATTGAGCAGGAAGTTAAAGCCAAGTACAGCGCCCAGCTGGAAGAATTGCAGCAGCGGGCCGACGCAGCGCCGGACCCGGAGGCGATCCGAAAGGAAGCGGAAAAGGAAGCCGCAAAGGAATACAAAGCCAAGCTGGCAACGGCAAAGGCAGACGCCGAGAAGAAAGCCAAAGCCACTGTAGAACAGCTGGAGCAGGAAAAGGCAGACCTGAAACGGCAGTTGGACAGCAGCGCCACCAAACTGGACGCCGCTGTTCGGCAAGCCAAGGCAGCTGGCGCAGACACGGATGTGGCAGCCTGCCGGGTGTACTTCACCGAGCTGCAACAAACCGCCGCAAAGGTACAGGAGCTGATCGGCAAGATCAATGCCAAGGACCCAGCCACCGGAGCCAAACTCTCCGCCGCCGTTATTCAAGTTTTGCAGTCGACTGCACGGAATTTGGAGGTGGCACAATGACCTGCGAGCAATGTTACCACCGTGATGTGTGTTGGCACCGCATGACCATTTACGGTCCGTACGCACTAATGGGAATGAGCCATGGCAACATGGAAGTGTGGTGCGCCAACTGTAAGCCAGAGACACAGATCATAGAACTATCAATGCAAGTTTCCACGCCGCTTCATGATGAGTTGACGAAGTACTGCGCAGAAAGAGTGGTAGACGAACTATAGATCCGGAGAGGAGAAAACATGGAAGAAATTAAAAAGCGCTTGTGGAATAAGAAAAGAACCGAAACGCTCAAGGTGGCAGACCTGCAAGGCTACCTTGCCCAGTTTGATCCGGGAGCAGAAGTTCAGCTTGGTGTTGTTCAAATGCGGGGTGTAGCGATGTGGCGTCACCAGATCAAAGGCTTCAAATTCGTTTTCGGAGGAGATGTACCAGCACTGCTGATCACGGTGGGCAAAGCCAAACAGATCAAGGACGGTGACCGGAATGGCTGAGTACCTGGCCGTAGCTAATTTGCTGCTGTTCCGTCTGCTGATCCACTTGCTGCTATTAGCCGCCACGGCCGTGGTGTCAGGGGCAATACTGTGTGCACTCTGTCTGCTGGTCATCACAGTTAAGCAGACGCTGAGCGAGAGGAGGGAAAAATGGCGCACAAAAAGAAGAACGAAGCGGTCAAGAAAACAAAAGCGCTGATGGCAAACTACAGAGCCATGCAGGCCTATGTAGACTCGCAGGTGCAGCCGGAGGACCAGGAGGGTCAAGAGGACACGCGCCGCCTGCTAAGCCGGATAGACGCAGCGCTGGAACAGATCGCGCAGGACTATGCGGCGGTCGGCGAAGATCAGAAGATGGTGGCGTTTCGTCTTAAGTACATCAATGGAAAGACTTACGAACAGATCGCCGAGCAGATGGAAACACACGAGAACACGCCGCACAACTGGATTAACCAAATCAACAAGCGGCTGGCCGTGTATTTATATGGGGTGCAGGCGTTGCGCTAAGCCTTAGGGGGGTGGGTATCCACCCCCCTTATTTCTTTGTGTTTTTCGTGTTTTTTTCGTGTTTTTTTCGTGTTTTTTTCGTGTGTTTTTCGTGTTTTTTTCGTGTGTTTTTCTTGTATGGTGTGCCGCTAAACTATTCACTACAATGGAATGTAAGGGAGGGCATTGAAATGGCGCTGCTTAAAATGTGCCGCTGCGGCAAGATCATCCCCCAGGCACTGGAGATGTGTCCGGAGTGTGCACAGCACGCAGCAGACAGGCATAAGGAATATAACGCCACCCGCAGAGACAAGAGAGCGTATGCGTTCTATACAAGCACCGAATGGCGCAGAGCAAGAGCGCTCCGCTTGCAACACGCCGGAGGACTTGACCTGTATGCACTATATGTTGATGGTGTGATCCAATATGCAGAGATGGTCCACCATATTGTGCCATTGAGCGAGGACTGGAGCAAACGCTGCGAGCAGCGCAACCTTTTTCCGCTCACCAACGCCAACCACAACAAGATTGAGGCGCTGTATGACTCTTCTATCGTTGAAAAAAAGCAAACGCAGCAGCTTTTGCGGCGGCTGCTGGAGCGCTTCGAGGCGGAGCAGAGGGGGGTGCGAGGGAAGTTTGGGGCACCCCGAGGATAGTCGCGCCCACTCTTTCTTACGGAGAAAACTCCCCACGGAGGCTCAAAGGCTTACAGACCTGACAGATAGATTATTTTTGAAGTATTACGGAAAGGAGCGACCGGAATGGCAGGAAAAAGGCAGTCAACAGACGCCGTTATTGCCAAAGGCAAAAAGCACTTGACTAAGGCTGAGATCGAAGAGCGTAAGCAAGCGGAGCTGGTCGCTCCGGCGGATCATATTGAGTACCCAAAAGGCGCGCCAAGGAAGTATAAACAGCGTTTCGATGAGATCGTGGCGGAACTGCGGCGGCTTGGAGAGAACACCGTCAGCAACCTGGACAGCCAGGCGCTGTTCCGGCTGGTCGTTGTAGAGCGGGACTTCTTGGAAGTCACCAAGCAGCTGACTAAAACGCAGATGATGAAAGAAGTCAAACGACCGGACGGCACCGTTACGATGGCGTACAACTCTACATACGAGAATTTGCAAATTGCCCGCAGCCGATTATGGCAGCAATGCCGGCAGGGCGCAGCCGACTTTGGCCTAACAATGAGTGCCCGCTTCGGCCTGGTGGCGCCAAAGAAAAAAGAGCAGCCGGTCAATAAATTCCTGGTCGGTGATGATGTTGCTGACTGATCGCACAACAGACTACGCGAAGCGGGTGTGCAGCGGGCAAGTGGCAGGTGTCGGGAAAAGAGAAATCCAAGCCTGCCAACGCCACTTAGATGACCTGGAAAAAAGCGACCTGGCGCCATTCGCCTATTACTTCGATCCACGCCAAGCGCAAATCCTGATCAACTTCGCCGAGAAGCTGACCATTGCCGAGGGTGACGAAGAGACGCCGTTCGTCTGCGCTGACTTCCAGGCGTTTATACTTGGGAGCCTGCACGGCTGGCGAACCAAAGACGGCAATCACCGCCGGTACCGAACCTCATATATCCAACTGGCCCGGCAGCAGGGCAAAAGCATACTTAATGGGATCCTGGCCACATTCTACGGCAACTTCACCAAATACAAATATGCGCAGATCTACTGCGCAGCCACAAAAACAGACCAGGCCAAGATTGTATTCAACGAAGTGGTAAAGTTCATCCGCAGCGACCACGACCTGGAGGCCCTATTCAATGTGCACGAGCACAACTCAACTATAGATTGCAAACTGACCGGCAGCAGCATACGCGCTCTGTCCGGTGACACCAAGCGGATAGACGGTTTCCGGCCGTACCTGGGGATCGTGGACGAATACCACGCTCATAAAAACAACCAGGTCTATAAGCTGCTGGAGGGCGGCACAAAGTTTATGCAATCATGCCTGATCAGCGTTATCACTACTGCCGGGTTCAATCTCAAATATCCGTGCCACACGATGTATGAGACCTGCTGTAGTATCTTGGACGGTACTTTCGATAACCCGACACGATTTGTTTTTATTGCAGAGATGGACCAGGGAGACGACTATTTTGAACCGACCAACTGGCTAAAGCCCAATCCCCTGCTACGAGACAGGCCGGATCTGCTGGGTAACATGATCGCCACAGCCAACGAGGCCCGGCGGGAGGGCGGAGACACCCTCCGTGACTTCGTTGTAAAGCAGCTGAACTGCTGGATCCAGGCAGCGGGCAACAACTACATTGAAAATGCCGAGGAATGGACGGCAGGCGCGTCAGACCGCACCTTAAAGGACTTTATCGGTTCAAAGGCTTATGCCGGCTTGGACCTGTCCTCCGGCGGCGATCTGACCAGTATAAGTATCGTTGTCCCCTACTATGTGGATGGCGAAAAACGGTACTTTGTTTTCAGTCACAGCTTCATGCCGTCCAGGCGGCTGGAAGAACATATACAGTCGGACGACGCCCCATACGATGTGTGGGTGCGGCAGGGTCTGATTACGGTAACGGAGACAATGGGCGGTGTAAAAACAGACTACCGCTACATTCTCAATTACCTTAAGCAACTGATTGCAGACTATGACTTGGATCTGCAGGTCATTTGTTACGACCCACACAACGCCTCTGCATTTCTGGCAGACCTGGAGGAGATCGCCCCCTGCCTGTCCGTAACGCAAACGCACCGGGTGCTGTCAACCCCTACGGAGGACTTACGGCTGGAAATCAAGGCTGGGCATGTGGAGTATAACGGCGACGACGCCCTTTTGACCTGCTCCATGCTGTCCGCCAAGACGGTGGGCAACTCCTATGGAGAGGTCAAGATCGACAAGGAAGTCAAGACGGACCGTATCGACCCGGTAGACGCGCTGATCGACGCATGGCTAATGGCAATGCAGGAGGAGCAGGCAGTCAACTTGGACGATGTGGTTGAAGAATATCTTTCACTGATGGGAGCGAAATAAAATGCCATTTTTTGATAATCTGCGAAAAAACGCAACGGCAGTACGAAACGCCTTTGTACAGCCAAGCACTTCGCCGGGGGACGAAAGCCTGATGGAGTTTCTGGGCATTCAAACAACCGGGAAACGGCCACAAAATGATGTGACCTATTACATTTGCCTGAAGAAAAAGGCAGAGACTTTGGGATCAATGCCGCTGAAGTTTTACCAGAAGTCCGAGGGTAAGATCGAAACGGCCAAAAAGGACGATATGGCGGTGCTGCTGACAGAGCGGCCAAACCCATATATGACCCCGGCCACATTCTGGAGCAGCGTTTCGGCCAATCTGGACCACTATGGCAACGCCTATGTGTGGGTGCAGCAAGATTTTACCCGGCAGAAGTATGGTGGCTCTGTCAAGGCCAAGGGTCTGTGGATCATGCCATCTAATCAGGTCAATCTGCTTGTGGACGACGCAGGTATCTTCGGGACGGACGGCGGCGGGCTGTACTACTGGTATCAAGACCGCTACACCGGGCACAGCTATATCTTTGACCCGGACACCGTGCTGCATTTCAAAAACTTCTTTACATTCGATGGGTACCGAGGGGCGTCTGTATTGGAACTGCTGCGGTCCACCGTAGACGGCCAAATTGCTGCACAGGAATACCAAAACAAACTGTTCAAGAACGGTATGACAGGAAAAGCTGTGCTGAATTACACAGGAGAATTAAGCGAGAGCGCCAAAAGGAAAATGATTGCGCAGTTTGAAGAATTCGGCGCAGGTGCCAGCAACGCCGGCCGTATTATCCCGGTCCCGCCGGGCTTCAAACTTGAACCGATTGACTTTAAGTTGTCCGACGCCCAGTTCCTGGAACTGAAACAGTATGGCGCCTTGCAGCTTGCGGCAGCGTTCGGGATCAAGCCCACGCAGATCAACGACTATTCCAAGAGTAGCTATGCAAACAGCGAGCAACAGCAGTTGGCGTTCCTGACCGAGACAATGCTGTTCCCAATTTCCCAAGTTGAGCAGGAACTGAACTATAAATGCCTAACAGATCCGCAGCGGGCAGCGGGCTTCTACTACAAGTTCAACGACAAAGTGCTACTGCGGACCGACAGCAAGACGCAAACAGAGATCTTCGCGCAAAAGGTGGACAAGGGCATTGCCACCATCAACGAGTGCAGAGAGCTGGAAGACAACCCGCCGGTACAGGGCGGAGACAACCCCATTGTCAACGGAACATACATTCCGCTTGATAGAGTTGGCGACCAGTACGGCGCCAACAACACAGACTGACGGAAAGGAGGATCGTATGAACAAGGTGTTGAATTTTGAGCGCTTTAACCGTGTGAGCAATCAGCGGGAAAAGGTCGGCTATTGTGCCCTCTATGATGAGGCGGACAGAGCTGTGCTGAACTTCTACGGCGATATTTGCATGTACGATTGCAGCGGTTACGGCGGCGAGTTCGCAAATGACAAGTGCCCCCAGCAAGTCGCTGACTTCTTCAACCAGATCGAGCCGGACAAGCCAGTTGAAATTCACTTCAACTCCGGCGGCGGCGATGTGTTCGCCGGGATCGCCATTGCCAACATAATCAAAGCACACGCAGGAGAAACCGTCGGATATGTGGACGGCATTGCCGCCAGTATCGCCTCCGTCATACTGTGTGCCTGCGACCGGGTGGTCATTCGCACCGGAGCGCAAGTGATGATCCACGACCCGATGACGGGCTGTTGGGGCAACGCCACTGACTTTGCGGCGGTAATTGAGCAGCTGAATACAGCCAAGGACTCTATTCTGGAAGTGTACAGCACTAAGATGTCCGATAAAGTGGACAAAGAAGCGCTTGCCAACCTTATGACGGCAGAAACTTGGCTAACTTCGCAGAATATCGCCGAAGTGTTTAACTTCGAGGTGGAGAATGCAGAGCCGATGGTGGCCTGTGCAAGCACATTCTACGACAGGTACACACGCATGCCGCCCGGTGTCAACGCTGACACCGCCAAAGACACCAAAAAGGACAAAATCCTGGCGGATTTATACCTTTACGGAACAAAATAAAAAATTCTTTAGGAGGAAAAACAAATGAACAAAAAGCTCAGAGCCCTGCTTGACAGCATTAACGCAAAGAAGCAGGAAGTGCAGGACCTGGCCGAAGCCGGCAAGCTGACCGAGGCCCAGACCGCCAAAGACGAACTGCAGCAGTTGCAGCAGAAGTTTGATCTGCTGGCTGATGTAATGGACGCAAAGCAGACCAATGCCGGTGCAGAGCCGCACCAGGTCATTGATCAGCAGGATTTTACGCCGAAGCAGTGCAGAAGTGCATTTGCCGCCCTGATCAAGGCACAGTTTGCCGCCAAGCGTAAGGGCGGCGACCCTGAGGACTACCTGTCCGAACAGGAAAAACAGATCGTAAACCAAATGTCCGAGGGCACAGACATCAACGGTGGCCTGGCTGTCCCGCAGGACTTGCAGACTGCCATCAAGGAGCTGAAACGCAGCCGGATTACGCTGGAGAGCCATGTAAATGTGGAAAACACATCGGTCAATAAAGGCCGCCGCGTGATTGAAAAGGACGCAGCCATCACCGCGTGGCCCGCAGTAGATGAAGCGGCCGACTTTACCGAAGGGGACACGCCAACACTAATTGCTGTGGATTACTCCATCAAGAAGTACGGCGACATTATGAAGCTGACCAACGATCTGTTGGCCGACACAGCCGAAAACCTGTTGGCTTTTTTGGCAAACTATTGTGCCAAAAAGAGCACCGCGACCCGCAACGCTAAGATCCTGGCCGCATTTGATACCGCAGCGGGCGAAAGTCCGGTTACTATCGCCGATGTAGACGGTTTGAAAGATGTATTCAATGTGACCCTGGATCCAGAAGTTGCCCTCAACGCTGAGGTGATCACCAACCAGGATGGTTTTAACTTCTTGGACAGATTAAAAGACAAAGATGGCAACTACATTTTGCAACCGGACCCGATGAAGAAAACCGGAAAACTGCTTTTCGGCTCTTATCCGATCACTGTGTTATCCAACAAGGCCCTTAAGACCGACACTGCCAAGGGCGCACCCATTTATATGGGCGACGGCCACGAGGCAGTAACCCTGTTTGATCGAGAGAAGATGACCATTGAGGCAAACCCCAATGTGTACTGGACTTCTGACACGATGGGCTGCAAGGTGCGCGACCGCTTCGATGTACAGGTGGTTGACGGCGCGGCCATGGCCAAGGGCTTCTTGAAAGCAGCAGCGGGCTAATTTGCAGTCAACTGCAAAAGAACGGAGGTAAGCAATGGAACTGAACACGGTTAAGAGCTACCTGCGGGTGGACTATGCGGACGATGACGAACTGATCCAGTTGATGATTGACGCCACGACGGCAACGCTTGGCGAATTGATCCCCGGCTATAACGCAGCCGCACCGACCGCACGACAAGATCTGTTGCTGCTGATGTCCGTTAAGGACCTGTACGACCACAGAGAGAAGTACGGCACCAATGTGCAGCTTCTCAGCGGTCATGTCTCTACATTCCTGTACAGCGAGATCTACGGAGGTGCCGGCGATGGAAATTAAAATCAATATTCGCAAGCGTGTTTTTTCCACCACAGGCGGCCGACAGATCGAAGATAGGGCAGGCGCGCCACATTATATGAATGTGTGGGCAACGCCGACAGATCTGTACGGCGAGGAACTGTACCAGGCAATGGCTGCTAAGCTGCATGAAGTGCTGGTTTTCAAACTGCGCTACTGCAAGGCCCTGGAAGATATGCGAGGGCATGCTAAGGGCTACTTCGTGGAAGAGGTAGCCACCGGAGCACGCTACAGGATCTACCATATTGACTATTCAAGAGGCAGCCGCGAGTTCGTTACGCTCAAGTGTGAGCGTACCACATAAGGGGTGATCTTATGATAGTCAACATGGAGTTCCAAGGTATGGAGCAGCTGCTAAAGAACCTGCAAGAGGCAAGTTCCATAGATGTGGTGGGTCAGTGCACCCGCCACATCATCAATCTGTCCAAGCTGGAAACACACAGGGCAATGAAGCGGAATGTGCCCAGGTCGAGGGACCACAGCAAAACCGGTCGGTATCTCGGCCACAGGTTTGTGCAGTACTCACCTGCCCACGCCGCTGATGTGATCCCGGTGTCAAACACAAGGACAGACACAGATGGCCGCTCAAACGCAGAGGTAGGCTGGAAGCTCAGCGACAACAGCCCGCAGTTTTATATGAAATTTGTGGAGTGGGGCACATCGAAAATGCCCCCACGCGAATTCATCAACAAAACAAACAAGCAGTGCGAAGGCATGTACCGCCGCATTGCCGAAACGACGCTACAGTCATACGCAAACAAGTATTTAGGCGATTAAGGAGACCGATATGTTAAATGTAATCGATGAAGCAAATATCGCACTGCTGCCGATCTCCGGCAGGGGTATTTCGGTCCGTGAGGGGTGGTACGACCCGGACACTACAAAAACGCATATCTCTCTATGGCTGCTTAGCTATGCGGAGGATGACCACAGCGACGATGAAAGCGAGAGCGAGACAGCTACGGTGCAGGTGAATATTTGGAGCCTGGTGAACGAGGTGGCGCTGGCCGCCGAAGTGCTGGCTCTGATGAAAGCCTACGGCTTTGACTTCCTGGAGGCCAACGACGCTTACGAGGACGATACAGAGCTATATGTCAAACAGCTGCGCTTCTCACTGACAATTGAAAAGAACAATGCCGCCAATCAGGCGGAGAAAGGATAAGTAAATGAGCGAGGAAAGAAATGTACATAGCCGCCGGGTAGGTCTGAAAGACATTCATGTGGCGCTTGTCACCAAAAACGACGCAACCGGCTACACCGCCGGCACTCCGATCAAGCTGGCAAGAGCCATCAGCGCAAAAGTGAGTGACAAGTTCTCAAGCGAGAAGCTGTATTCAGATGACGCGGTTGAAGAAACAGCGACAAACTACGAGGGTACGGAGATCGAGATGGATGTCAACGCCCTGACCCCGGCAGAAAAGGCTATGCTTTTTGGCCACATGTATGAAAAAGGGTATCTGGTGAAAGGTAAAGACGACAAGCCGAACGAGATTGCATTCGGCTATCGTGTCAAGCGCCTAAACAACAAATACGACTTTGTGTGGTATTACAGTGGCAAAGCCAGCGATGGCATGGAGGAGACGAACGAGACCAAGGCGGAAAAGGTGTCTACACAGACTGACACGGTTAAACTGTCCTGCTATGCGCGTGAATACGACGGTAATTTTAGCTGCTCCGTAGACGAAAGCAATCTGATAACAGAAGACACGGACGCTGCCAGTGCTATTGCCGACTGGTTCTCCAAAGTTCAGGAGTGGCCGACAAGCACAGCGGCCGTCGGCGGTTAAAGGAGTAAAATATGGACGCAATTATGGAAAAGGCTCCGGCGGCACAGTTGGAGCTTAACGGTAAGACTTACACCATCAATCACATGGGCACGGCTACATACCTGCGATACAAACAGGCGTGCGAAGCGGTCAACTTGGAAGAGGACACTATCGACGCTCCAACCTACACCGCCATTATTAACGCTTTGGCGATCGCTTTCGGTGAGCAGTTCACGCCCGAAGAGCTGGCAGAGAGCGACACCGATGTGGCCGATGTGATCGTGGCTTACATGGCAGTGGATCTCAATTTGGCACAACGAATTGAACAGAAGATCGACGCCATGACAGCAAATTTCAAGACTGGCAGCTGATCCCGGATATAACGGTCAGTTGCCACGGAACAATCTATCGTTCCACGGCGTCCCTGGATTTCTACCGGCGGTACTGCACCTATATGCGTGCCGTCGGTACGGATGAACCACCGGGACTGCAAGCAACGATCCGCCTTGTACAAGCAGTGCTGCCAACAGCAGCGGGCTATGTACTGAAAGCCGACATAGAGGAAGTGCTGGTGGCGGGCAACACCGCCCACTTCTTGGCACAGCGGATCACGGAAGCCGTCAACCGGCTGAGTCCGGAAGAACAGGTGGAACGAGTAAAAAGTCTATTTGATGAATACGACAAAGAGAACGGCTACACAGACGAAGAGGACGAACAAGACTACTGGAGCGCTCAGCTGGAAGTGATCAACAGCCTGCTGGATGTGGCAACTCAGTGCCTGCGCTGCGATCTGCAATACGCCCTTACCGGTGATGTGTTTGCCATTCTCTCTTTGATCAAGTATAAACTGGAACACGCAGATGAGCGATAGAAAGGAGGACGACGATGGCAGTAGCGTCAATACGACTGACGGCCAGCGCAAGCAGCTATACAGCTGTTATGAAGCAGGCGAACGCCCAAATGCGGCAACTACAGCAAGAGTACTCCTTGGCTGCCCAAAAGGCTAAACTGATGGGTCAGTCTCACCAGGAGGTCGGCGCCCGGGTGCAAATGCTCACAGAGAAGATCAAAGCCCAGGAGGAGAAGATCTCCGCCAACAGCAAGCGGGTAGCCGAACTGACGGCTGAAGACAAGAAACTGTGGCAGCAGCACTCAGAGCTGCAAAACAAGCTCAATCAGACCAAAACCGCCTATGACAAATCGGCCGAGGCAACAGGCAAGAACAGCAAGGAAACCAAAGCCTTGCAGAAAGAAGTCAAAGCGGCCGAAAAGGCCCTGGCTGAGAATGAAAGCAAGCTACAGAGCAATGCCAATAAGCTGGCTAAGGCAAAGAACCAAGGCACGCTGTTTTCCAAGGAATTGGAGAACATGAAGCTGAAGCTGAAAGCAGCCAACAAAGAGCTTTCATCCACCAAGCTGAAAGAGTACGGCGACAAAATGAAAACCGCCGGAGATAAGGTATCAGCAGCGGGCAAGAAAATGATGGGCATTACCGCCGCCGTCACAGGTGTGGGTGTTGCTTCCGTCAAGACCGCTTCGGACTTCGACAGCGAGATGTCCCGCGTTAAGGTGATCGCCGGTGCGACAGATGACGAATTTGAGAAGCTGCGCAAGCAAGCCATCCAGCTGGGTGCCGACACGGTGTTCTCAGCTTCCGAGTCCGCAGCCGGTATGGAGAACTTTGCAACGGCAGGATATAACGCCAAGGAGATCATGGCAGGTATTCCAGGTGTGTTGAACCTGGCGGCCGTGTCCGGCGGTGATGTAGCCAATGCGGCCGAAGTAATGGCAACCACCATGCGGTCCTTTAATTTGGACGCCAGTGCGTCTGTACATGTGGCGGACGCATTCGCAAAGGCGGCGGCAGACACCAACGCAGAAGTGGCAGACATGGGCGAGGCCATGAAGTATGCTGCACCCATCGCTTCCTCATTAGGTATTTCTCTTGAAGAAACAGCAGCTGCGATCGGCATTATGTCCGACCAGGGGATTAAAGGAAGCCAGGCTGGTACATCTCTTCGCGGCGCATTGTCACGACTGGCAGCACCAACCAAAGCAATGAGAGACACAATGGAAGAGCTGGGTGTCAAGTTCTTTGACAGCAAAGGTAACATGATCTCCCTTAGTGAGCAGGTCGCGCAGCTCCAGTCTAAGTTTAAGGGTATGACCCAAGAACAGAAAGAAAACGCCATCGTTACGCTATATGGCAAAAACGCCTTGTCAGGTATGCAGGCGTTGATCGATCGAGGGTCCGGCGCACTTACCAAAATGACGAGCAGCTTTAAGAACGCAGACGGCGCAGCACAGGATATGGCGGACAATATGCTGAACAACCTGTCCGGCGATGTGGAGAACATGAGCGGTGCTTTTGAGTCTGCCGGGATCAATTTGGCCTCGCAGTTCACACCGGAGATCCGCTCCATCACACAAGCTGTGACCAACGCCATAGACAAGTTCAATGGCTTAAGTGACAGCCAACAGAAAACGATTGCTGTGATCGCATTAGTGGTGGCCTCTATCGGACCGCTACTCCTTGGAATAGGCAAAATTATAGGCACGGTCGGCAGCGCAATATCCGGTATTTCCAAGATCAAGAGCGCCGTGTCCGGTCTTGGCCTGGTCAGCAAGATTTCAAGCGGAGCCGGGAAGATAGGTAAGGCTATCACAGGTGTGTTTTCGACACTTGGCCTTAAAGGCGTGATTATTGCCGCCGTTGTGGCTGCTGTCGTAGCCGGTATCGTGCTGATCATTAAGAATTGGGACAAGATCAAACCGGCGTTGGAAAATGTGTGGAATAAAGCGAAAGCCATATTTCAGACAGCCTGGAATTGGATAAAGAACATCTTCACGACATTGTGGAATTTCATTAAGACAGTATGGAACGGAATAAAGAACGGCATACAGGTGGCCATTATGTTCATTGCCAATCTGTTCAGCGCTGCATTTAACATTATAACGCTGCCATTCCGCTTTATTTGGGAAAACTGCAAGCAATATGTTTTCGCAGCATTCAATGCTATTAAGACCGTTATTTCAAACGCCCTGCGAGTGATCCGCACCATCATCTCGACTGTCGGTAATGCGATCAAGCGAGTCTGGACCGCTGTGTGGAACGGTATTAAGGCTGTCCTTACGCCAATTATCAACGGTATTAGGAATATAATCACCAAGGTGTTCACTGCGATCCGTGTTGTGATCGTAACTTATGTGACGATTTGGAAAAAGATCATCACCACTGCCTGGAATGTGATCAAGACCGTAGTGACCACAGTGGTCAATACCATCAGGACGGTTGTATCGACGGTATTCAATGCGCTAAAGAACATAATCAGCGTACCGCTGAACTGGATTAAAAACCTGGTATCGCGTATTTTTGGCGGGATCAAAGACAGCATATCCAACAGTATAAACAATGCGAAAAACATTGTGAGCAAAGGCTTGGCTGCCATTCGGGGCTTCTTCAACAAGCTAAAATTGAAATTTCCGAACATCAAGTTGCCGCATTTTAGTATTACCGGCGGCTTCAGCCTGGATCCGCCATCTGTACCAAAGCTGAATATCGACTGGTACGCAGGCGGCGCCATTATGCGCGGACGACAGATCTTTGGTGCATACGGTGGCACACTGCTGGCAGGCGGTGAACCCAGCACTGGTGGAGAGGCAATACTGCCGTTGAGTCCGTTCTATACGGCCCTTAGCAAAATGCTGGACAACCAGCTGCAGCGGCTGATCGCCTGTGTTCGTCCGACAGTGATCGTACATACATACCTGGACGGTAAGGAGATCGGCAGCAAGGTTGTACAGCAAGTTACAGACGAAGTGACTAAGGATCAGCGAAACTATGAAATGGCAAAGGGGTTGGACACAGATGGATAAGTTTGACTTTACTTTCGGAGGCAGAAATGCCTCCGAACTGGGGGTTAAAGCCACCCAGCGACCAAATATGCCCGCCGCAGTCAAAAAGATTGAGGAAACCAATGTGGCGGCCATGGACGGCAGCTACTACCTGGACCAGGGTACATACGAAGACATACAGGTGCCTTACTCTTGCAACTTTCTGGTGCCGAACGGCACAGAATGGGACGAGCGGGTGCGCGAGGTCAAAGACTGGCTATTCCACCTGACCGGCCCCAGCCGGCTGATCAAGAACGACGACCCGGAGTATTACCTCCGGGTCCGCAAGGTGGAGACCTCAGAGTTCACTCGCATATACCGGCGGCTGGCCCAGTTTACGGTCACATTCACCTGCACCGCATACCAGTACCTGGTGCGCGGGGGCACAAGAGTGCCGTGCCCGGAGGCCGTTAACAATCAGTTTGAGACAGCGTACCCGATCTTCTATATAACGACTAAATACCCAACCGGAAACACGGCAACGATCACAGTCAACGGCAATGCAGTGACCGTACAGATCACAACGCCAACCACCATTATAGATGTGGAAAGGCGCATGGTCTACACCGGAGATCATAAGATCATCAACGGCAACGCAACCGGTGACTTGGACGGCCTGGTGTTGGTCAAGGGCGCAAACACGATCAAATTCGGCGGCACAAAGAACCCTGCGACACTGGAGTATGTGCCAAACTGGAGGCGCCTATGATCGAAGTGTATTCTAAGCAGAATTTCACAGGAAAAGCGGCACTGAAACACAACGGCGATATGGCACTGACGCCTTATTCATGCACCGTCAGCATTGAGCTGGGCGGCGCCATAGTGGTGGAGATGGAACACCCGGTAGACACACTGGGCCGGTGGAAGTACATTGCAGAAGAAAATGTGTTGGTGGTGGACACGCCCTGGGCGGAACGCCAGGCGTTCAGAATATGGCAAGTGATTACTTCTGACACCAAAGTCAAAGCTTCAGCGCAGCATATTATATTCGACTTGAAGCGGACGCTGCCAGGAGAATGCGGGGATTATCAGTCCAACTGCTACGGTTTTGCCGACACAGTGCTGAGCCAGTCCGATTTTAGGCCAAATGTAACCGGTCTCGACACATTCAAGTCGTTTTCCTGCTATTACTCAAACGCAAAGAGCGCATACGACGCATTGCTTGGGGACGATGAAAGCGTGATCCGAAAATGGTCAGCCGAATGGCTACCGGATAATTTTAACATTCAGATTATGAAGCAGTTGGGAAAAGACCGAGGACTTGTTCTTAGAGATGGAGTCAATGCTTCTGGAGTGGAATTCACGGTCAACACCAACGATGTGGTCACAAGTATTCTTCCCACTACGACAGAGGGCATATACAATGACGACTTGGTGGTAAGCGAAAAGGAAAAGGAGTTTAGCTACCCTCACATTGCCATTAAGTCGTATTATGTAACTCCAAAATATACGCCGCAGGCATTCTCCGTAGGACATGGGCGTCTGGAGTTTATCAATAAAAAAGTGACACGAGTAAAAGAAAACCACAGCTTCTACGGAATGGCGGCAGTGTCGCCAAACAGCAGATACAGATTGACATCGCGGTTTCGCAGCGATTGCCCTTTTTACTTCGCGTATAAAGACGGAGATCAGTGGATGACGCAACCGGCACCATCTGCGACAAGCGACTGGAAAAATAGCTTTGCTTACAGTTTCACGGTACCTAAAGGGGTAACCAAAATATGGTTTAACTTAGTAAGACGGCCGGGCAGCGGCATGAACCCTTTTAAGCACTCGTTCCGACGCTTGACGAACAACGACGCAGAGTTTACGGACATTGCAGATGTGATCAAGGAGATCCGGAGGTTAGCCGCCCTGGAGTTCTCGGTGGATAGAATAGACGAGCCAAAGATCAATGTGGCCGTTGACTATCTGGATCTACGAAAGGATCCAGCGTACCAAATGTTCCAAGAACTGGAACACATAGGACTCGGCGACACCGTTACCATCGCTCTGAATAAGTTGGGCCTGTCAGTCAAAGCAAGAGTGATCAAACTGACATATGACTGCTTAAAGCACGAATTGACCGGTTGTGAGATTGGGTCGTTTAAGCGCAACTATTACCGCAGAGTAACCCAACGAAGCTATAAGGCCATGCAGGGCATTCACCAACTGAACAGAGACAGTATGACAGCCGACAACACGCTTGACTTGATCAAAGCCTATACCGAAACGGAGGATGATATTGAATGACAACATTGCAGGAAATATTTATTGACATCAACGGTGCCAACCGATATGTAACCGTGAGTGCCAAAGCCGAAGACGACGCCGGGCGCATTATTCTGATCAACCTTCTGGACAACGGCGCACTGTACGCACTCCCGGCAGACGCAGAAGCAAGGGCGGTCATGATCCGACCCAATGGTACAAAAGCACTGATCACCGCCCAAGTGATCGACGGCAAGGTCCAGCTGACCATGAAAAGCAGTATGCTCATCCTTGGAACAAGCAAAGTAGAGATCCTACTGTCCACTACGGACGAAAAGGTCATTACAACGGCTAAATTTGATGTTAAAGTGCACGGCGCCCAGAGCACTGCCGGTATGGAACAAAGCGACGACTGGTCCGCCCTCCGGGACGCACTGTCCAAGCTGTCACAAGTGCCGGCGGCCGAAGATGTAGCAACGCTCAAGGCGGCTGTAGCGCTTGTCAATGGACGGTTGCAAAAGCAGGCGCAAACCACACATATCCAGGCGGTCCTTGCTGCCAAATTCAAACCGACGGCCGAGGGAACATACGAGGCGCCGGTGTACTTAAATCTTACATCGGCCGCACGCCAATACGGCACAGCGCTCACGCTGTCCTCCGGCGGCGTAAAAATAGGCAAAGGCGTAAGCAAAGTGAGGATCACCGGCCAGGCGTATATGTATGAGTCCACCGCTCTAACGCAGTGTGAAATGGACTTGTACATCGTCAAGGCCGACGGCACGGCAACACGCATTGAGCGGTGTATATGCACAAGATCCGGCAAGTATGAGACCTACATTACCGGGCCAATCGTTACAGCAGTCAGCGAGGGTGACATCATTAAGCTGGCATACATCGGAAAGCCAGACACCTCATTCATCAACTATAACGACGCCACCATGCTGAATGTGACTGTTGAAGAGTGGGATCTGTCTACGGCAGCGGGCGCGGATCTATCCGCAGATGATGTGCTTCTTAACAAATGGTACACCGGCACCGCCATTGATGGTGCAGCGGGCAGTGAAAGCACCTACCCGGCTTCCGGGATCAGCTCCGCATTCATCGGTGACCTGTATCTAAACCTGAGTACCGGCACGGTGTACCAATGCACGGCAACCGGTACGGCGGACAAAGCCACCTGGAAGTATATGACGGTGCTATCCAATGTAGGCGACGGAACCGTGCAGGCAAAGCACCTGGCAGAGGGTGCGGCGCTTGGGAACATCGGCCTGAATTCAATTACGAGTGCAAAAATAGCAGACAGGGCAATCACGAGCGCCAAAATTGGCTACAGCGGCGTGGAGCAAGATAACATCAAGGACGGCGCGGTGACAACACCGAAGATCGGCAGCAAGGCGCTCAAAGCCTGGCACTTCTCCGATAGTATCATCGGGAAAGGTCTACTGACTGACGCCCTGGCCAAGGAGATCACAGACGCCACGACAGGCCTTGCCGAGGTGAAAGAGGAGCTGGCAGGCGCAGGTGAAACATGGGAGCCTGTGTTTTCCAAGACCTTTGACACTGACACCACAGCGAGCCAAAGATGGGACTTAGCTAAGCCCTGCCGCAAGATCAGACTGCGCATGGCTGTGGCCGGAAGTGCTGCCAACACCGCAGCTGGTGACCATACGATATACATAAACTCATACACGAGCAAGTGCTTTTTGCCGAATGTGTTTCGGTCTGAGACAGACACCGCCAAAGGCGCTTTTGCCATTGCGGATGTAGAAATGACCGGCGATATGGTGCGGGTACAAACTAACAAAAGTAACATCGCAAGCAACTTCAACGCAGCCAGTTCCATGACCGGCGGTTCCATTTGGAACGCCAGCGGAATTACATTCAACATTTTTAGGGATGTAGAAAAACATGGTGCGATCAAAGCCCTGTCGTTCCCAACGAACGGCAAGACGATTGGTGCGGGCACACGGATTGAGATATTGGGGGTGGCAAAATGAGCATTGAAACCGAAAGCCGCATTGCATTTCTAAAAGCCGAGCTGGCGGAAACAGATTATCTGTGTTTAAAGTACACAGACGGTGCACTGTCCGAGGATGAGTACGCACCGATCCGCCGGCAGCGGGCTGCGTACCGTGCGGAGATTAACGCCCTGCAAGGGGGTGAGACCGATGTATAACGCATTTCTCACCGCCGCCCTGACTGCTGCCGTGTCAACGGTGGTAGGCAGTGCCGTGTCTGCCGTTATCGCTTCATTGATTGCTCGGAAGAAAAGCAAAAAGGCAATAGATGAAGTAAACAGCGCACGGTACGCAGCGATTGAAAACGGCTTGCAGTCAATGCTGCGCGCCGAGATCATTCGACAACACGACAAGCATACCGAGCGGAGATATTGCCCGCTGTATGCCAAGGAAGCCATGGTCAAGGTCTATGACGCCTACCATGCGCTGGGTGGCAATGGAATGATGACCAGATTTTACAACGAAATAATTGCGCTCCCGGAGGAGCCGCAACAAAAGGAGGACTAAAAAATGAAAGTAACCGCAGGAACAATCGCAAGAACCGTCGTGTTGGCGGTATCTCTGCTGAATGTACTCTTGAACGCCTTTGGCAAGAACCCGCTTCCGTTCAGCGATGATGAAGTCTATACTGCTGTGTCAACGGTGGTGGCCGTAGCGGCGTCCCTGGCCGCATGGTGGAAGAATAACAGCTTTACCACGGCTGCACTAAAGGCGGACGAAACCCTGGCGCTGGAGCGGACAGAAACGGCAGAAAGCGAGGCTGTACCCCATGAGTAAGCTGTATTACTGCAGACAGACAACCGATAAATGTAAAGCTATTCGCTACCCCAGCAAGGCTCATCCCTATAAATACGGCACCAGCGGCTGTATCTACACAAGTGGCTGCGGGGTATGCGCCAGTCTGATGGTGCTGCACAACTTCGGCTTTACCGGCTTGGACACTGCTGCCTGGACGCAAAAATGCTTACTGATGGGTGCTCGGTCCGCAGATGGCACCGATATGGACAAGGTGGCAGCGTTCATCGAGAGGCATTTCTCCATCGTAAGCAAGCGGGCAAAGGCCGTTGCTGACCTAAAGGCTCACCTGAAAGCCGGTGGCAAGGCTATTGTGTGCGTATCTGGTGGCGGCAAGCAGCTGTTCAGTAATGGCGGCCACTATGTGTATGTTGGTGGTATAGACAAGAGCGGCAACCTTATTGTGTTAGACCCGTACTGGTATGATGGCAAGTTCACCATGACTGCCAATCGTCGGAAGTACACAAAGGTCAAGAACGCCAGGGAAGTGTATGTACAGCCTGCCGCCCTTGCTTCCGATATTAGCGGCATTTGGCTGTTCACGAACGCCAAAGGCGGCAAGACGGTGTACGCAGAAAGCGATGTCAATTACAAAAAGGCAACACCCAAGGCACCGACGGTTAAGCCTGGTACATACACCACCACCGCAGTGCGTGGGATCTACAAAGGTGCAGGTGCAGCCACCGGCCGCAAGAAGGTCAAGGACCTGACCACGGACGGCCGGCAACACGCTACAAGCAGCAAGTCAAAAGCAGACGCTATGTTCCGAGCCGGCACCACCATCACCCTGCAGGAGGTTAAGCTGCTGTCCACTGGCAATCTGTGGGCACGCTGTCCCTCCGGCTGGCTGTGTGTTTGGGAAAAGGACGGAAACAAGAAATTTGTTAAGTAAAGGAGACAAAAAATGGCAGAAGCGAAGAAACCCGCCACAAAGGCGGCCAAAAAGGACAAGGCATTCAAGATCAAGGTGGTGTTCCAAGGATCCGTCAGGGTCCACAGCCGCCCGATCTTGGGAGACGAGGATGTGCTCCGGCTGGTCAAGACAGGCGATGTGCTAATGGCAAAAGCTGTTGACAGAAGCACGGACACGCCGTTCTACGAGCTGGTGGACGGTGGCTACATTGCCGCAGACCCGGCACTTGTAGGCAAAGCATAAGAAAAGAGACCCGGCAGGGAGTGATCCCACCGGGTCTTTGCTATTAAATTTTGTTTTCGTGTTCCAATTTGTACGCCATCAGATCAATAACATACTGCGGACAAGGGCTTGCACCATATATCCAATCCTGCATAGTGCGCGGTGGAACTTCAAAATAACTGCTAAAACTGCTCATCGTCATACCGCTGGCGTCGAACAGTTCGCCGACGCTATCAAAAGCACCAGGCGCCACAGTCAAACGGTTTTGGCGGATTGCATAAGCAAGGAGCTGTCCCAAGGTCATTGCTTCCATCCACTCGTCGTCTGCCAGCTGAATGCGCTTTTCCTCGTCCTTGTCAAGGGCATAGTCAAACACAATCTTGACCCCAGCCTTGACCCTGCAAGCTACGCTTACCTTTTTGGTGCGGCGCAGGTGCTGAATATCCTCCTGCACATCCTCGATCAGCTCAGTACATTCAAAGGACACCTGCTGCCCCATGTCGTTCAGAATTGCCATGTTATCCTCCTAATGATATTGCACCATTTGTTGGTGCATTATTTGTTTGCAGCTTGTTCCAGTTTGAACAGCAGTTCGTCGACGGTCACAAGATTTTTTACATCGGCATTGCCGTCCAGCTGAATAATGCAGCCCATCTCTCCAGCACGGTAAACACGGATGTGATCCGCAGAAGCGCTGAAAGCCAGCTCACGGTCATCGTAAATGTTGATCCAATGTTTCAGATCAAGAACGAGGTGGTAATGGTCAGGGATTGCCGTGTTGCCGTCTACGATATACGCCTGATATTCGTTGTCTTGACCAAAGTCGAGAGCAGCTACAGTGCTGCCGCTGCGTACAGTTAAAGAGGCAATGTCGCTTTCGCCGATATACATTTTTGCAAAATCCTTATAGTTTTTCATAACTTTCTCCTTTATTATTGTAATTAGTGAGCTTATGTGGTATACTGATCGTAGATGGCGGGTGGCCGCCCGCCATCTACTTTTCTTACTTAGGAGCGAAGCGCTTCTAAGATTTCAATTGCGTCGTCCAGGCTCTTGCATTTTTTCAAGATCTGGACGACAAGATCAATGAATAGGTTAAACTGTCGATCCGTCATTTTAGATACCGTCCTTTCTTAGTATTCGTGAGACACTGTTCTGTCTCTCACTGTCTATAATTATATCACGGACTCCGTGAAATGTCAAGAACAATTTGCAAAAAAAAACGAAAAAAATTTCCGGGCAATATGAATTGCCCGGCTTTTTTTGTGCTGTGCTTTTGGTGAAAGGTATTGACAAGCGCAGCCTCCTTGTAGTATAACGAAAAACAAAGGAGGAATGAAAAATGATTGTGGAAGATACCAAAGATTTGGTTGAAACTGCGGACTATGTGATCATCGAAGCTGTTTTAGTGGATGATGG